CGCTGGGCTGCATCAGATCCGAACGACACCGAGAACGGCCCCGTGACCTCTTGTGTGACCCCGGACGTGTTGGTCGCTGCTCGTTCGATCATGCCGACAACGACCTCGTTGACACCGTTCGGCAACGGGTCGATCAGATCGCCTTCCGAGTCAACGAACGTGCAGTGCGTTGCAGCTCGGACGAGCGCCGAGGCATAAGCGATCAGCGACTCTGTTTGGAATGCGTCGGCAACGGGGCGGCCAAGACGAGTTTCGATGTCCTCGACGGTGGCGAGCAGGGGGAGAGCCATTTATATCACTTCCCTTCCGAATATGGCTGAGCGTTCGGCGTGAACATCGGAGCTGCCGGCCATGAGGGCGCAGGTGCCGTGACAGTCGCTGGCGAGATGGTGGATGACGCCCGTCAGATAGTGCTCGGTGATGTCATGGATGGCACACCAGGCTTTGACCGTGCGTTCCATCAGGTGTCCGGCCCACAGGTTGTCGTGCCAGACCTCGAACAGCGGCTCGATCCAGTGCATGCACCGGACGAACTCGTCGGTTCGCCACGCCATGCCCTGAGTACACGGCCACTGGTCGAACGGCGGCCATGTCGCCTGGTCGACACCGAGGCGGGCGAGACCGGTGTCGTAGGTTTCTTTGAATCCGGCCATGCGCAGCATCCAGGCTGCGGCGAGATAGGGGACAACGGTGAACGCGATCGGCCCGGGTCCGGTGTCAAGCAGGATGGTGCAACGGTCACCGATCGTGGCGTCGACGATCTGCATGTCGTATTGCAGTGTGATGATGTGGTCGGCGTCGATGAGGTCGTGGGCGGCGAGGACATGCCAGCCTGTGAAGTCGTAGAACTGCGGGTAATGCTCAAAGTTGTTTTCGTGCTCGCGAGCCAGAACAAGTTTGACATAACCCGGGATTCGGTCTACTGGGCGGGGGCCGACGAACAGGTACGTGTGGTCGATGGCGTCGAACTGGCCTGACCGTTCACACTCAAGGACGAGGTCTTGGTCGTGGATCGTGACATAGGCCTCAATCGTCACGGGCCGTTCCGCACTAGCCGCCGATTCTTGGCTTGCTCGCTACGCGTAGCCCATCGACAGTTCCCCGGCTCGTAATTGCCGTCGTTGTCGATGCGCTCGATCGTTAGTCCTTCGGGCTGTTCGCCCATGTCGGCGTAGAACGCCTCAAATGAGTCACGCCAGCGGTCACAGACAGTGATGCCACGGCCACCCCAATCTTTCCACTGTCGGTTGTTCAGGTTGAGACAACGCTGTTTCATGTTGAACCAGCACTTGTAGGTGGGCGTGCCAGTCATGCCGTGCGTCGTTTTGGCTGGAGCAGTCCACGCCGCCACCGCCTGGCGGTGTAGGCATCCACACGATCTGGTGCGTCCACGCCCGAGCTCGACGCCGGGCACGGTTGTCGTCGCGCCACACTCGCATAGGCACAGCCAGATTGCGGCCCCTCGGCTGTTCGAGCCCACACGAGAGACGACCACGAGTCGCCCATACGTCTCGCCGGTCCTGTCAATCACGGTTGGCATTACGGAACCAATCTTCAAACGCCCCGTAACCGGGAGCGACGACGTTCTCCCGGACCCGTTCAAATCCGTGGCCGGTGAGTACGTCGTGGATGGCGTTCTTGCGGTCGGGGCCGTCACAGTACAGGTTGTGTTCGATGGTGATGCAGCGGACGTGCCAGCGGTCGAAGTCCATGCCGGCGAGAACTTCGATCTCGTGGCCTTCGACGTCGATCGACAAGTAGTCGATGGTGGGCGGGGCGGCGTTGCGATCGAGGATGTCCACGAGGCGAGTACAGGGCGTATCCATTGGGCCGTCATAGACCCGAACGCCATCGAAACCGAGCGTCCCACCGTGATCACTGATGGCCACCTGCTCCACCCGAGCGGTGCGATTCGTTCGTAGGTACTCTGCTACACCCCAGTTCGGTTCGATGCAGATTCCGGTCCAGCCGAGTTGTTCGAGGGCGTAGGTGTTGGAGTGGACGATGCCGTCGTGGGCGCCCACATCGATGAAGTATCCGGTGTCGCCGATGAGGTCGTGGACCCAGATGTCTTGGCCGGCTTGGCTGTATGACTTCACAGTGCCGCCAGGACGGCGTTCATTTCGTGTTCGAACTCTGGGATCATGTCCATCTGCAGGAACCCGGTCTCGCCTTCCCAATACTTGAGCTCCATATCGGTGAGTCGGGTGTCGGGCCAGATGGCGGCATGACCCTGCGCTGCGGCGAACATCGTCGCTGATGACACGAGCATCGGTCTGCCTGCGGCGATCAGGTAGTCGAGTGCGGATGAGAGTCCGGCGTCTGGTTGTCCTGGTGTGTACAGGAGGCAGTTGACGTGGTTGCCGGCGAGCCGGTCGATGAGTTGTTGTGGTGTGAGTTCGTCGGCGGTGTGCTCGAGGTGGCGGCCGTCGAGTCGTGCGTGGATGTCGACGAGGATGCTGTCCGTCCAGGTGGTGCCGCCGTTGAAGTGCGCTTCGGGCATGTGGAGGGCGTAGACGGCGTCAGGGATGGTGGCGGCTTCGGCGGCGACGTCGGCGAACCCTTTGTGTGGGAAGGCGAACCCGAACGACCCGATGCGAGGATGGTCAGGCGGTGTCTCAGCGAACTGGGATGGTGCTGGCGGTAACGGTCGGCCGACGGCGTGAACTCTCGGGTCGACCGGGGTGACGGTGGGGTCGAGGACGAGAACCTGATCAAACCCTCGATCGAGGAGATCAGCAGCTCGGGCGTCGACGGTGTCCGGGCCGTAGTTGTGGAGGATGGCGAACTGAGGGACCCGCATCGACGGGCGCCACCACGGCATCAGGTCGGGCCGGTAGTTGACGATTACGACGCTTGGATCATGCACGTCAACCGCAGTCGCTTGGTCCCGCATGCTGTTGCAGTCGACGTGCACGGCGCTCAGCTTGTCGGCGATGCGGATACCGAGGTCGCGGATGCCGCAACGTGTCGAGTGGCCGTGGTCGACGACGAGAACCGTCATGCCGGTTTGCGTCCGTCACCAAACGCCATGACCGGCCCATCTCCGATGACCTCGAACCTAGGGCACGGCACGACGAACCGGCCGCCATTGTCAAGATAGTCCGCTTCCCGTTGCACAAACTCGGCTTGGAAGTGCCAGGGCAGCATCAGCGTGTACTCGGAGGCCGCTGAACGCCATTCGTCCTCGGACACGATCGGGACGTTCGTGCCGACGGTCCGCAACCCGACCTTGCCGGACTGCCGTTCGGCGATTCCGTCGATCATCGTGTGATCGAGCCCGAAATACTGCAGCAGCGTGTTGCCCTTCGTCGACGCCCCGTACGCGTAGACCCGGGCACCGTGCGCCTTGGCCTGCAGTACGAACCGGAGAACGTCGGCACGGAGATCTTCGAGACGGTCAGCGAAACGATCCCACACGGCCGGCGTGTTGTATCCGCATATCGCCTCATAGGCGAGCAACGACCGCACGTTCATTTCGGTGACGTCGCGCCACGGCTGTGTCCGCAACGGCTTCGCATCTGCGTGTTGGACAATGACGCGGAACGACCCGCCGTTCGTATCGTTCAACTCAACGTCCACGATGCGGAACCCTGCCACCGTCAACGTGTTCGACAACGTGGCGAGCGTGTAGTAGCGGCCGTGCTCATGACAGATGTTGTCGAAGGCGAGCTGTTCGAGCATGAGCGGCGTATAGGACATCTGCAGCACGAACACACCGTCGTCGGCGAGTAGTCGTTTGACGCCGGCAAGGAAGTCGGTCGGATCGAGCAGGTCGTAGAACATGGCGATGCACGTGACGACCTTGGCCTGACCCCACCCAACCGCGATCTCCTCGGCGATGGAATCACTGAACGGCTGGTGGAACAGGACGTCGGCGTGCATCCCGGCCTCAGCAGCGATCTCTCCCTCAACGGGGTCAACCCCGACCCGGGTGAGGTCGCCGTCAACGTATGACAGCAGCGTTCCGTCGTTCGAGGCGATGTCGACCCACAGGTCGCCACCCTCCAACGGGACCAGTTCGATCACCTGATCAACGATCCCGGCGAGCTCGGCACACATCGTCGCGTTCGTGCCGGACCGGTACCAGTAGCGGCCCCACATCAGATCGGCCGGCGGCTGCTCAGCGAGATGCACCAAGCCGTCGTCGTCCATGACGAGTGTCAAATCGGCGGGCGCGGCACGCGGCAACTCGTCGGGGGCGAGGAAGTCGGAGACGTACAGGTCACCGAGAGACAGCAGTTCAGTCATGCCCCTTGCTTTCTTCGTGTCGTTGTTTGAACAGTGCACTGTCCCTGGCTGCTCGGCGGATCCCCTCGGAGTAGACGCTGTCCCACTTGCCGCGCTGCCATACCGGATGCATGTGCTTGACCACGCAGTCAGAAGCGAAAACGAACATCCCTTCGTCGCGGGCCTTGGTTGACCATTCCCAGTCGACGAACCCGTGTGTGTAACCCTCGTGGGCGATGTGTCCGGGGCCATCCCAGGAACCACCGGATTCGTCGACCCAGGTGCGACGCATGATCGGATGAATAGCAAGTTCACCGGTGGTGACATACGGGTTGCCGCAGTCGTTCGTCGAGATCAACGCATGGCCGTCAGCGACCGCCATCGCTGCATCCCACCAGCCGAGCTGGAATTCGACGTCGTCACCGACGAGCAGGATCCACGATTCCGACGTGTTGAGGTAGGCGTGCTGCACCTTGTTCGGAAACGTCCGACCCCGTTCCGCCCGTAGCACTGTGGCGTCACGTCGTTCCCAGGCCCGACGTGTTTCGTGGTCGTCGTCGTCGCACACAGCCACCACCGTTGCCACCCCTTCTGGTGTGGCCTTACGGATGCTGGACATGAACTTGGTGGCATTCTTCGGGCGACGCATCACCGGTACCACCACAACGACGTCAGACACCGACACTCGCTTCAGCTGCGATCAGGTTGCGCATCGCGTCGGCGTCACCGGCGACGGCCGCCACCCGATGCATGAGCGCACTGTTGTCCGAGATAGTCGCCTTCGCTGCGTACCTGCCGGTCTTGGGGTGCCATAGATGCACGGCTGGGCCCGGGAGACGACGCAACGGTCCGGCGAGAGTTGTGCACTGGTGATCCATCGCTACGTCCTCGCAACCCCAGCCGCGGAACCCTTGTAGCCAGCCGCCGGACAATTCCCATGTTTCGCGGGACAAGACGTTGCAAGTGCCGAGACACGGCACCGTCGGCGACACCGAGCAGCGGAACTGGCCCTTCGCCCGGAACGGGTCTGAACCCGACACGATGCGTTGCGCCTCGCGTCGACCGGTGTAAATCCATTCGTCGAACGGCTGCACAAGGCCCGGCGCATCCGCAGCCATCGCCGCCGCCGCTGTCAGATTGTCGAGCGGGATCAACGTGTCGGCGTCGTGCCCGATCACCACATCGGCGTCAGTGGTGTCGAACACCTGGTTAAGCGAGCAGCCTCGAGAAAACACCTCGCCACCGTCATCGGCGACCACGACCGGATACGGCAATCCGTTCAGATGGGTTGCGACACACTTCCACGCCGCAGCGCGGTAAGCGCAGTCGCCAGCTCGAAACGGGACGCCGACGACAACGCGCACAAACCCTCCAAGTGTTGAGTGAACAGGTCGAGTCCGGCACGCATTTCGGCTTCGAGTTCGGCGACCCGGCCGAACGCTTTCGCTGATGCAGTGACATATTCGCCGACGTCGTGGAGGCGTACGATCTGCTCCACCCAACCACGAATATCGCTGCGGTCCACGAACACGCCGGCATCGCCTAACGCCTCCAGCAGCCCTGGTGTCGGGTGCGCTATCACGGGGATCCCGGATGCCATCGCTTCGACGGCGGCCATGCCGAACGTCTCGTTCTCCGAAGGCATCAGCAAGATCCGGGTACGTGCGTACACGTCGTCACGCATGTTCCGTGTCGTCGGTGCCGTCTCGAAGTTGGAGGCGCGTGGCACGGTCTGTTGTCCGTAGCCACCGCGGACACCGAGGAACTGCAACCGTGGCAACGCCTCGGCACATTTCCATGCTGTGCGTATCCCCTTCTCTGCCGAGCAGTTGACGATCGTCACGCAGTCACCGGGCGCCGTCGCATAGGCGGAGGTGTCGACCGGCGGGTAGCAGACGATCGTCGGGATGTCTCTGAGGTCGACACACGAGTCGCGGTTGGAGTGGCTGTTGAACACGAGGAGGTCGGCGGATGCCGGCCCCTTGTGGACGTAGCCGTGGACCATCTGCACTGACGGTCTGCCGGCCTTGCGGGCGATCGTGGCGCCGAGGCCGCCGTCTCCGAAGTGTGAGACGACGACTTCGTGGTCGGCCGCTGTTGTCACGAAGTGGGATCTGCCGCGTCGCCCGGTTTCTACTTTGACGCCGTCGATTTCCCATCCGTTGCCGTAGTCGTTGGCGGATGCGGCCGTCACCTCGTGGCCGTTCGCGGCGAGGTGCCGCATGATCCCGTGTGTGGCGAGCCACGCCCCGACCCTGCTTTTGGGCGGGTATCTGGGCGTGACCGCCAGCACTTTCATGACGCGGTTGGATGAGGCTCAGGAGCCGGTGAGCTCGAGCTTGACGCCGCGGACGAACAGCCGGGGCAGGAAGCTGCCTTCGACCGACTGGTCCGGATGGAACACGCCATTGGCATCGATCGAGCCGGGGTCGGTCACCGCCGACGCACCACAGAACACGTCAGCGGCGACAACGTTCTCGATTGTCGCCGAATCCAGGATCTGCACGACCCGGATCGCGAACCCGTCCTGCGACGTCGAAAAGCCCGACGGAGCACCGGACGGCACGATCGGAGCCTGCGTCGACAGGACGTACGCCGTCTGGTGGTAGGCGTAGGCCTCGTCGGGCGGGATGCCCGGCGACTCCAACACTTCGAACCCGGCGACCCGACCAATCACGCCTTCGCGCAGCGACGCCGTCGTCCCGGACGCGTCCGCACGTGCGAACTGCTCCGACTCGAGCAGCGCCGCAGCGACCGACGTGCCGACCGCGATCGAGCGGTTGCCGAACGGCACGTGAGCATCGTTGAGATGCTTGCGTGCCTGCACGACGGCGGCGTACGGCGACGACGCGTCCATGCTCACCTCGTACTCGTAGTCGGCGTCGAGGATGGCGTCTTCGAGGAGGACGTCCTCGATGCCGCGGGCGATGCCGCCGAGCATCGGGTTGATGACCTGACGGGCGAAGTCCATGATGTCGAGCGTCTGGTTCTCGTCCGTCAGCACAACATCTCGGTACAGGTTGTGGTCGAGCGTCACCTGGGTGGGCGACTCGTACAGGCCGCGCCGTTCACGGGTCGTGCCGGAACGAAGCGCCCGAGAGTTCGCCACCGTGTAGGCAGGGACTCGGATGGTGATGGTGTCGTTGAACACCCCGCGGAACGAGCCGCCGGCGTTGCGCCAGACAGTCGGGGCGAGGGTCAGCATGCGCGACAGAGCCGTCAGGACGGAATCCCGGACAGCAGTCGCCTTGAGGAAGTTGCTCATCTAGGAGCGTCCTTTCAGGAGGTTGCCTTCCCCAGCATCGAGTTGATCAACGCGTCACGCGAGGATGCGGCGTCGTCATCTTTCAGGGGGTTGGTCAAATTGGATTTGGGTTGCCGTGTCGGCGATTCGGCCTTGCCGGTCGAACCAAAGGCCTCGAGGATTTCGTCCGCGGCCTGCATCATGTCGACCTCGTCTTCGAGGTCGGGGAGGAACTTCGCCTGTTTGGCGTCGAGCCCCTTCTCTGCCGCAACCGACAGCTTCAACGCCCTGATCGTCGACGTCCTCGCCTTGGCCCGTTCCTCGTCGAGGAGTGCCTGCAGCTTCTCAGTCTCTGACTTGCCGGCGTTCTTCAGCTGGTCGAGCTGACGTTGAGCGTCAGCATTGGTCTTGGCCTTGGCTTCATGCTTGAGAGCAATCGCCTTCCACTTCTTGGCTTCCGTCTCGTGATCCGGGGCTTTCGCCTTCGGCTCGCTATTCGGGTCGCCGCCGTCTGTGGACTGCTCTTGTTCCTCGCCGTCTTCGGCGTCAAAGGTCGATGCATCCGACACGTTGTTTCCTTTCCCAGTGGGGAGGTATCCGTCCGTTTGTCGGGGTAGGACCACTTCCCGCTGGCGCGGAGCGGTGGGGGTCACATCCCGAACTTGGATTAGGAACCACGCCGCTCGGCGTGGATTTGAATACCGCCTAAGCGGCAGCCATGCGGCAGGAACCGCATAAGCGAGATGGGGTTAGGCGGCGGTCGATCCTTCGACTGCCTGCCGGAAAGCGTTGACAGCGTCCGTACCTGACCTGCCGTACGTCGTTGTGTCCCACAAGTCGCGAAGGTCGCGGGCCTGGTCGGTCCACCCGTCATTGAGATCGCCGTAGACCGGCCGGCTGCCACAGGAGCAGTGGTCGTGGGTGCGGAAATCGACACTTTCCGCCTTGTAGACGGGGCCGCGAGAAATCAGCATCGAGCAGAATGCGCACGAGTGTCCAGATCCTGTTCGGGCCCAGCCGGTCGCCTCATCATCGACAGCGATGCTGGCCATGATTGTGTCGCGTCCGCCTTGCATCGTGAGCCGCATCGCCGACCCCGACGTCGACACGAGCACATGATCTCGGATCTGTGGGAGCAGCCGGCCGAGCGCCGCCTGCTTTCGTGCTTCGACCGGACCGGTAACGGTCATCGACGTCGTGATCTGCTCCGTCGATGCCGCAGCGACAATGGGCGTCCATGCTGTGAGGCCGAGGTCGAGCGCGCGGGCTGCCCGCATGTATTGGGCAGCGAGTTGTGCTGACAGTCGATGTTGTGAGCGGAGAATAGGGACAACGACCCGCAGCCAACGGGCTGTGGTGGCGTCTAGGTTGGCGAGGTCGAGCAGCGGCAGCGTGACCCGCATGATGTTGACCGTGTTCGCCCCGAGGCGAGCCTGCGCGATCCGGTGCCCTTCCGCCAGTACGGCAGACCCTGCGGCCATCAGGCGACGGCTGCGACGCCGGGCTGCTGCTGTGTCGCCTCTGGTGAGGTCTGCCCGTTCGCCAACGTCTGCAACAGATCGCCGATCACGTCCCCCTCGGAGCGAAGAGCGCGGGCGCGCTGCCGGTCCTGGTCGTCGAGGAAACCGAGCTTGTCCCACAACACCTCGACCGGGATCTCCAACATCTGTGCGAACTTGCCGTAGGCGTCGGCTACCTGGCCAAGCGACCTGGACTCCATGTCACGCCAACGCACCTGCGCCGCATGGTCGACCTCTTGGCGAAGGATCTGCGACGACAACGCGAACGCCTTCTCGTGGGCCTCACCGAACGACACTTTGCGTTGCTCGACCTTCCGGTTGTATGCCGCCTCGATCGCGGCCAACGCCTCCGCCGAAATGTTTGCCAGGTCGCCGGTCAGATGGGTTGGCGGCGTCTGCGACACGGCGGCCAACATGCGGACGTCTTCGATCGGTGCACGCAGATGGCCGTCCAACTGTGTTTCGGGCAGCGACCCGAAATCTACGCCGGCGCCACCTGCGAGTATGTCTGACGCCTTCAACTCCAGTTTCAACGCAGCAGCAGCCTCGGGTTGCAGGTTGCTATCCGGGATGTCGAGCCCTGTTGCTGTACGCACCCGCCATGATGCGTAACGTTGCACGATGAGCCGATCAAACACGTCCTGATCGATCCTCGACGCCACAGCCACATACGGCTCAACCTCACCCAACGCCCGCCCAGTGATCGTCTGACGATTCACATAGCCGACAATCGGTGTCACCGACAAACCGTGCGGACGGATGCTGGTCACCACGGGCACGTTGTGATCGGTTTGATCGAGGATGTACACCGACGTGTCGTCGAACATCGTGATGCGCCACCGGCCCGGATCACCAGCCTTCTCCATCCACCGCGGCAACCGCTCCCCGGCAACCGCATACGCCGGGAAATCGTCGTGCGGCGACTCATAGAACCCCGTCATCTCCGCCGACGTATACAGCCGCCACTCCGGAGCCTTCACGTCATCAGCCAGCTGCACAGAGAGCCGACGTGTCGAGATCGGCGCCGTCGGCAACACCGCGACGTAGGCGACACCGGTCGTCAGCGCCCCCTCGTACAACGCGACCTGCTTGGAATCCATGCCGTTGGCCTGCCACACGTTCCACATGACACTGTTCTCATCGACCACCGCTGACCGGTAGCCCTCGACGATCAACGCCTGCGCCAACGACTGCACGAGCAGACCGAGCCACGGCGTGATCGCCTTCTCCTGTAACTTCCGATGCTCAAACGACGCCGAATCGGGGATCACTGGCAAATTCTGCTTGCCGAGCGACCAGTTCTCCCACTCCTTCGAACGGTCCCGGTTGTCGAGCCAGTCCGGCCACAACTTCGACACAAGGGATGCGGCCTCGAGTTCGTCTAACGCCACGTCACCACCTCGCTCCCATAAATTTCCCGCCACGACGACGCTTCAAATAGGCGGGGGACGCCATCACGATCCGTCGAACCATGCGGGCACCGATCACGCAGACGGCGGCGTCGATCTTGAGTGGCGAATCCTTCGACTCTTTCCCGACCGTCACCGCATCGCGATACGCCTTGCGACGACAGTTCGCAATGTGTCGGGCAACTGCTGGGTGGTCGTCGTGGCGGAATCCGACGTCCCGTATCTCTGCCTCGCATGCCTCAGCGGCTTTCGCGAAGTCGTAGCCGTGTCCACGCATGTCCCACGCGATCGGCTGCTGCGGCCGAGCTGACGGGGTGGCCAGGATGAGCAGTTCAGGACCGAACCGGCGCGGCCAGTCAGTCAGAACGAACGACTCCCACTCACGGACGTCCGCGAAGAACGCCAACACACGACCCTTAAACGCCTGGAACGCCCGGTCGACCACACGGTCGACGTCGCCGGCGTCGACAATGTCGTTCGGATCTCGGGGGTTCGGTTCCCACACTGATCGGCCGGCGATTCCCGTCAATGCGTCGCCAAGGGTGAACACGTTGCCGTCCCGCTCGCCGCCGATCACAACACCGACAAGCGCCGTCGCATCCCGGGACTTCGAACCGTCGAAGAACAGGCCGATCTCGTCGACGGCGGAGTCGACGGCGAGTGCGTCGCGGATGGCGAGCTTGTTCCAATCCTCCGATGTCACCCATGCGTTGAGGTCGGCCGTCGGCTGGTTCAGATACTTCCGTTGGGAGTCATCGGACTTTGACGACGCCTTCCAGATGCGTTGCATGATCGGCCGAACGTTGAGCGCGTCGTTCTCGTCGCGTTTCCAGTCGCAGTCGGCGTACACGTGCTCGAGCTCGGCGCGCAACGAGTCGGGGTCGGCCATGTCTGTCTCGGGGCGGGCGATCCGTGCGTCGTACAGAATGCGGGCCTCACGACGGCTCCGCCCCTCCTCCTGCGCCAACCAGTCATCCCACGTCGCCTCAGCCACCGTGTCCAACCCGGGACACCAGGCGTTCGACGTCTCCAACATGCGAGACCCAGACTTGGCAAGGTTGTCACCCAACGTCGCCGCCAACTCCGGGCCACCGTTCGACGGCTTCCAATGCTCCGTCTCGTCGGCAATCACGAACGTCGACTCGGCACCCTCGGCCGCAGTCGCCGACGAAGTGATGATCTCGAGCGTCCCTTCGGGCAGTTTGTAGTACTTCGTCTTGCCCGGGTCGAGTTCGTACTCCTTGGCTACGGCCGAACCCTTCGGAGCGAACGCCCGCACATAGCGCATCGTGTTCACCGTCTGCGACTCCGCAGTCGCCGCGATCTGCACCAACGGCATATCCACCGCACGACCCCGAACACCGCCGAGCTCACGATCATCGAACCGGGCAAGACGCACCGGCGCACAGAACTCGATCAACGCCAACACCGCAGCAAACGGCGACTTCCCCGAACCCTTCGCCAACCTGCGGGCCGCATGATCAAACCGCCATTGCCCGTCACGGTCCAACGAATACCAGTGCAACAGAAACGTCAACTGGCCGCGAGTCAGCCGAAACGGCAAACGTGCCCGGGGGCCGTTCGGCTGCACTAGAACGCTCTCACACCAGGCGGCGGCAGCGAATCCGAGAGTTGGGATCCCGGCGTCGAAATCCCACGCCGGCAAGGTGACGAGACGGTTAGACGGATTCGAGACGGCGACGGAACTCGTCAAAGTTTGCGACATCAGCAGGCACCTCGTCAGACTTCGGACGGGTCAACTCCATCGCCACACGCCGTCGATCACCCTCCGTCACCAGCAACACCGACATACCCTTCAACCACGCCGCCAGCGAAGCGCCCTTCGGCGGCAACGAAACCATCTCGATGAAGGCGTGCTCCCCATGTCCGACGGTCATGGGCTGAGGATTCATCTCACGCGACATCGACTCAGCGAGCACGTAGGCGGCGGCCCAGTCGGACGGCTCATAGAAATGGGACTGACCAGAGAGGGCCAGCGATTCGAACCAGCGCACCGCCACCGGATGCCACTCTGGACTGGCGACGGGAGTCTCCACCTCGGCGGCGCCATCAGCCTCGACAACATCCGGCCCAGCCGGCTTGTTCTTGCGCCGCCGCTGATCAGACCGCTTCGGCACCGGACCACGACTACCGGCCATCGACGCCTCCTACGCGACCCGCAGGTCGTCATCGGTGTAATACGAGAGGTCGCCACGCACGCTGTTGCACCAGCGGTGAGCGAGACGCAGGTTGCCATCCGAATGGTCACCCCCATGCGAACGGGGGATGATGTGGTCCAACGTCGGAGCCCAGTTGCCCGTTGTCGACTCTGGATCAACGGGATCGCCACATAGTTGACAGGTCCAGCCATCGCGTTCATAGAGAGCGTTTCGGCGCGCGGCAGGGATCTTCCAACGGCGCGGTATCGGTTGCACATCGTGTATGACGCCAACAGAGTCCACGACAAACGGCCAACCTCGCCCGCCATGCCCCCGAGCAATGCGCTTCTGGCAATAGAAGGCGCGCCACCATCGTCGACTACGACCACGTGGCTTCGGCTTACGAAGAGCGGCCTTGGCGCAGGCCGCCGTGCAGAACCGAGCCGTCGGCTTCTGGACTTGAGCCAGCCGCCCGCAATGAGCGCAAGAGATCTCGTGGCACCTGTCCTTGCGGCCGTGTAGTCGCCGGTACCGAGCCGATTGCGACTCCCCGTGACAGTCTTTGAACTGCCTGTGAAACGCTGCTAGACGACACTTCTCGCCGCACCACTTGCGTCTGCCGTTTGCTCCGCGACCGATCGGGGTGTCGCACCCCGCACATGTATGTTGGGACACGTCGGCACCTCCTGGGGTGTCGTCCAGATCCCGGGGCGAGCCAACGCCGCCGGGATCACTGACCTTCTGGCCTACAGGAGCGCTAGACGCTCAACCGTGAAACCCGTACGGAATCTTTGCCTCT